ATTTATAATAATTTATAGATCTTTATAATCATATATAGATCTTTATAATAATTTATAGATCTTTATAATATTTTACAATAATTTATAATAATTTATAATAATTTATAATAATTTATAATAATTTATAGATCTTTATAATCATATATAGATCTTTATAATCATATATAGATCTTTATAATATTTTACAATAATTTATAATAATTTATAGATCTTTATAATCATATGTAGAACTTTATAATTTTTAATAAATATAGTTTATTAACAAAAAAATAAATTATTCTTTAAATATATTTAAAGAGATTTAGGATGAGTATGTGCTTTCATTTCTAAAGATGCATTAGTTGCCTCTGGATCTGTATCAAAGGATGATTCTGTTGGTATTAATGCAGTAGATTTATTACAACCTCCTTTAAATAAATTAATAATTTCAGTATCTTCTAAAGCATAATTGAAATATGTTAAATCTGATATTCCTACTTTTGTTGGGTTATCGTTAGCACTAGAACTTAATAAAACATTATTATCACTATCTATTTTATCTGTTCCAATATGTAAATCACTATTATTTGTTTTCATTGCAGTTGATTTATCTGCAAGTTCTCCATCTTTATTTAAATAAGCATAACCATTAAGATATAATTTTACAACTGCTTGATTTGAACTTACGAAAACATCATCTTCTGGTGATGTTTCACTTACTACTACTGTTATCATATTCCATTGGTCTCTCAAATCTTGTCTATTTGCTAAATCTTTTATACCTATTAAATTATTATCACTTGTTACCATATCTCCATCACAATTTTTATCACCAGTATTCGCACCTGAATGAAATACATCCGGATGTTGAATACTATTAAATTCTACAATAATAGCATTTATTTGTTTACTTGCATTAAAATCTAAACGAACTAAAGGATTCTTTACTAAAAACCAACCATTATCACTATTATTTGTATCACATCTAAAATCACTATTATATTTTACTAATTCATTACTTCCTTTATTAAATAATACTAATGTTTTATTGTCAGACACTTCTTTGACAGATTCAGGAAAATATAACCAAAAATTATAACTATAAACAGAACCACCTTTTTGATTTATCGAAGGACTTAAATCAACATAAGTTCCTTTACTTTTATCTCGTGTATTAAAACTAATTTTATTACCAACTTTATATTCATATACTCCATCTATTATTTGTGTCTTTTTTTTTATAGTTGTTGGTGTTATTATATCTAATAATATTTCTCTTGCATTTTTGTTATACATACCATAAGCTAATACACCCATTAACACAATTATAATAATTGCTATTATTATTTGAATTAATACATATATCATTTTAATTTAACAAATAGATAAAAAAATATATTAATCTGATAACTTGTAAAGTGGCGATCTTACACCATATCCTAAAGAAGCTAGAAGACCATCAATAGGACCTTCACTATATATGTTATATATATCACGACTATTTAAATCATAATTATGAATACCTACTTTACTTAATAATCCATTAAATCCATATGTAGCTGTATTATCACCGCCTACAATTAATTTTCCTGTTTTATCCAAATTTAAATAATTTAACTGCTTTTTATTACCATCTGTTCCATCTTTATTATTTGTAGTTGAACTTACTAATTGTGCATCCATATATAAACTTATTGTTGCACCTTGATAATCATCTGATATTACTACCGCAATATGAACCCATCGTTGCATCGGTAAATAATCAAATGCTACTGTATTATCTGTTGAATCAGTTATCTTATCTATACTGTCAAGACTTTGTATCTTGTCAGTATCAGTAGATGGGAAATGTATAAGTAATTTTGAATCTTTTAATATAACAATAGGCGAATTAGATATTTTATCAATACCATCATCACCAATTGAAAATATATGTTTAGGTTTTCCACTTGCATTATTAACATCATTTACATAAACCCAAAATGTATAAGTTCTTCGATTTCCATTACCAGCAGATGGGAAATTTTCAATTAATATAGATGATTCAACATTGCCTTTAATTGGAAATTTAGTTTTTTCAATAATAATTGATTTTTTATTGAATACTGCATTTGCGATAAAATAATAAACAACTGCAACACATATAATAGCAATTACAATTACAGCTATAAGACCATATAATACACTGGGATTACTTAACATTTCAGTGGTTTTTTCAAAAGCAACCCCTAATTCTTCACTAACTTTAGCAGTAGTATTTGAAGCTATATCTTTAACACTATCAACAGCATTATTTGCTAATCCAGATACAACATTTACGCCTTTATCCGCGGTAGATTCTTCTTCACTATCTGTAGTTTGACGATCTTTTTCTTCTTTATCCGCCATAGCTATATACCTTTATTATATCATAATAGATATTTTCTTTTCAAGTTATCTAATATATTATTATCCATTTTAACAAATGCTTCTATATAATTCAAATCTAACATAAATTCGCGATATTTATGTATTATTTTACGATTTATTTTACGTTTTATATTAACTATATAATCTTCAACTAATATTGTTGATTTTTTTAAGAAATTATTTGGTATATCTTCAATACAAATCACTTTTATATATATAATTATTTGAGATTTTATATCATCTAAAGCATTCCAAAAACCTTTTTCATTTATTACATTATCATTTATTATTATTATTTTTTGTTTATTTGATTTATTAATACATTCCAATATAGATACTCGTGTTGCCATTATTATTTTTTGATGTAATTCATTGAAGTTTTCTACATATAATATTTCATAATCATTTAATTCAGTTTCATCAAAATTAATACTTACAAATATCAATTTCGCCATATAACCAGTGTAATTATATATATAAATAATATTAATATAGGAGATAATAAATATAAAGAAAATAAAGATTTATTTTCATCGACATATCCTATTGTTTTTAATTTTCCAGATTCATCAAACATTAAAGATGGTTCAAATAAATATAATATACTTAATATAACTATATATACTAACAAAGTTATTAATATTCTTAACATTTTATTTAACATTTTATTTTATTATAAACAAATGATCAAGTTATTTATTATCATATTTATTATACTTATTCTGTATCTTTTATTATTTAATAAATCGAAACTTATTGAATACCTAGATAATAAAAAATACTTCTTTTATATTTCCAAATCACCCAACTTATATTGCACACATAATATTCATCAAAGAAAAATTGGATATATATCAGATATTGATAAGAATTTTATTAATGCTATCAGTAAATCTTATCGTATTAAACCATCTAAACTTATTAAATTAAATCCAAAAGTTCCTATTTTTGATAATGTTGATTTTGGCATTATATCCGTTTCCAAAAATAGTAATATCTTTAATGTTATATCTGATTTTGATTTATTCATCTATTCATTTGATAATATTGATATTGATAGAATTAACATATTTATGGAAAATATTAAAATACAAGATGATTTTAATATTAAAGAATTTTGGAATTTTAATAAAAAAATAACTACAAATAAAACAACAGGATTATATATTGATTCTACTGAAAATTTTATTACTCGATTAAAAAGAGATCCGGAAATCGAAAATCCTAAATACCATTGTTATAATGATAAAACAAATATTAATAAACAATTATGTAATATGAAATACGATACATTTGGTAATATTAAAAATCCACAAACAATATGGGATAAACCTTGTGAAAAAAATGAAGATTGCCCGTTTTATAATAAAAATAAACAACATCAAACTCATAAAGGTAAATGTATTGATAATTATTGTGAATTACCAATCGGTGTTAAAAGATTAAGTTATACAAAATATGATGATTCAGGTATTGTTAATAAACCATTTTGTCATAATACCGAAGAATGTAATGATGATAGTGATTATGTTTTTGCTTAAATAATTACATTGTATTATAATAAAATTATGGAAACTATAATAAAAATTGTTATAATTTTAGTTTTAATAATAATTTATTTTATGACTATGAAAAATTGTATGGAAAACTTCGCTATTCTACCATATAATTCTAAATTAAATACTAGCAATAAATCAAACGCACTAAAAGATCGTCATCAAATTGATAGTATTGATATTGATATTAATACAAATGAAAATAGTTATTATTATGAATTTTCAAATGAAAAATATTTAGAATTACTTATTTCAATGTTTAATCCTTCTGCACCTGAAAAATACATCATTTTAAGAAATAATGAATGGCAAACTGAAATTGATTCAACTATTACAGCTATTTACAATAAAGCTTATCAATTTATTTCAAATAAAATTGCGGAAAATACACCTGATATACAAATTGTTCATGATCTTTTAATTCAATATAAAAAAGACGAAGAAAAACAAGAATACTTATTAGAAATCGATATGATATTATATCGCAATTATAAATTAAATGGAAAACACGTTAATTTCTTAATTTATGTTAATCATACAAGAGAAAGAGTTATTGATATTAATATTAAAGGTGTTGTTGGTGAAGATAAAATTGGCTTACATCCTATAGTTCCTAAAGATACTACTGATTATGTATCTTTTGAATCTATTGATAAATTAATCATAGAATGATTGATCATTATTATCATCACCTTTATAAATTACTACTGGATCATTATTATAATCATCATTATTATAATGATAATCATCATAGGATTTTATAATACCAGATTGTTTTAACATCATTGCTACTTCTTTATCATCCGAACTTAAACTTTCTAAAATATTAATTGCTTCTACTTTTAATTTTTCACGATAATCTGTTATTGATTTATTATATTCCTCCCGTGTTAAAATTGTTTTTGAACTTAATTTCTTTATTCTTTCAAAAATATCAGTATTCTTATCAGAATTGAAATGTGTTAAATATGTTGCACTTAAATATATATACATTTTTTTTCGTTTTGTTGTAAAATTAATATCATTACAACAACTATTTTCTAGTATAGCTATTTGATCATAAAAATATGATGAATCATCCAAACAACCTGCCAATAATAAAATCTTCAAATTATGAACTATATTACATTTATCTATAATAAATTTCTCTAACGAAAAATGATCCTTTGTATGAATAACATTCATCATAAAATCTTTTACACACTTTTTAACATAATTATTCAATAAACTTTGATTCTCTAAATATTTATTTATTTCATCATCGTCTATTTCTATATTATAATTATCAATATTATCATCTTCATCATCCTCATTTTTATATAATATTATATCATTATTCTCTATTTCTTCAGGTAAATATGTTGTTGCTTCCCAAGGTTTTTCGTTTTTTTCATAAGAAATTAACGTTTCATTATAATATGTTTGAATGTATTTTAAGTATTGATCAGTTTTTTTTATTATATCATTATAAGCTTCAAAATCTTGATTTAATAATTGAGGACAACAACCCGATATAAAATTATTTACACGACCTAAACTTTTTGGAACTATATATTTTAATGCTCTCACATAATTTATATATTTTATATCATTATCCGCATTCTTCAATTGTATTACTAATTTTTTATAAAACTTACTATCTACATCCTTTATTTTATCATAAATATCCTTTTCATACAATTCCTTCAATTCAAATAATTTATCTTTACAAGATTCATTTGTTAATATTAATTTCTTTAATTTCTTTTCTATATCTTTATCACTATGATAATGTTCTGTATTCGTTGATATATTCATAAAACAACATTTTATATAACTATATATTGATTTATTTTTTGGAAAAATTACTTTTAAATCACCCAAATGATCTTCTATTTTAATTGGTTCTTCATATTCATAAAAATAATTTATACATTCGTTATTTAATTGCAAATCTTCATATTGATTATTATAAAAATTAGTTTGAATTGTAAAATATAAATAAAATAACATACTCTCAATCCTCTTATTATCACTAAAATTATTCATATATTCTAACATTTCATCGATATCTATATTTAAATCATTACTTATCTCACTAATCATACTTTTTTCAAATAAATTTGTTTCATCTTCCACTTTTTGAGTTCCTATATTTTTTATTATATTTCCATAATCTGTATATTTTTCATTATGATCATCTTCGTCTTCATTATCTATTATTTCTATTAAATCTTTTTCAAAATTATATTCATTTTTAAATACTTTATCTCTATTATTACAAATTGGTATTAATTCATTTATTTCATTATTTTTATTATCCTTTAATTTTGTTAAAATTATTAATAATCTTTCAATTTCTTTCTTTTTTAAATAATTATTTGCATTATCATATACACTTTCTACATCTATATTATCATCACCTATATTTTTATATAAATCTTTTATTGAACTAAATATATTTACAGTTGTATCATTTAAATTTAAATTTATATCTGATAATTTATTTAATATCTCTATGATCTCTTCATTATCATAATTCTCTAAACTCTTTGTTATATATTTATTTATATCATCATCCCAAAATATTATATCCTTCAATTCATCTAATACTATTTTATTATCCTTTTTCTTTGGTTCTATACATCTCTCTATTCTATCATATTCATCATCTTGCATATTTTCTATGTCTTTTCCATATCTCTTCATCACATCATTTACATAATCAAAATCATTATCTTTAAATTCTAACTCTAATTCTTTAATTTCTAGTTGAATACTATGTAATTTAGAATATAAACTTTCCCGTATATTCGTCTTATATAAATATAATTCTTCTTGAATTAATTGTTTCGGTATATCACAACCTATTTTTAAATAATGATCTTTATTAATTACATTAATAAAATCATCAATGTAATTTACATCATCCTCAAAATTAAATGGATTATTAAATAATTTTATTAATAATTCTTCTTTATTTTTATAACGATTCTTATACATTTTTATATATTGTATTTCATCTCGAACATCATATGTAATATTATCTGATAATATATATACTTTTTCTAATTTATTTTTATTTGTTAAAAAATCATCAATATAATCATCAACAATTGCTTTTGATTTATATTCATTATCAAAAAAATCATTAAAATAATATTTTAATTCTTCTTTTGAAAATATATTAATCGCATTTTCTAACCTTGGAATATATTTTATTAATATTTCGGGTAATTCATCATCCATATTTTATCTTATTGTTTTAAAAAAGTTTCTTTTATTAAATGTAATTTATTTTCTATTATCTCATTACATATATTTTTCATTAAATTCATATAATATTCTTTTCCTTTTTCCTCATTTAATGTCATTCTTATTGTTAATACTTTTTCTAATGGATGTTTTACAATATAACCCACATACGTACATATAATATTATCTATCGTTTTCTTTTTTGGAATTACATAATTATTAAATACATAAGATTGAATTATATTCCCTATTGTATCATTTTCATCTGGTATATTAAAATCATATGTTAAATTATTATTTTCATATTTTTCTATTGTTGCTTTATCAATTAATGTTACTAATTTATTTATTAAAACATCAATTGCTTTTAATAACATATATTTATGACTTATTGTATTATTTATTAATTCAAATTCAAATATATATTCACCATCTATATAATCCCTCTCTTGTTCTATAATACTTTTCGTTTTTACAAATTCATTTTTTGGTTTGTTGAATACCGTTATACCAGAAATTATATTAAATGATGCATTCTTTCTTCCCGTTTCTTTAACCGCTTCAGCTTTTAAATGTAATTCTTCATTTTTACGCAATTTTGTTATCATTATTGGTGATTTAAAGAAATTCTTTATTTCTTTTCCATCCTGCTTTACAATTAAATTTTTTGTTGTTATTAATTTTATACCCTCTGTTTCAGAACAACTCTCATTTAATTCAATTTCAAACTTATTCTCGTCAAATATAAATTTATCATTATATTCTTCTGTAATATCCAATGGTATTAAAGCTATACGATTTGCTATAATTTCATTATTCAATACCGTTGTATTTTTTATAATATTTACAGTACTATCAATCCCATTCCCTATAAATCCCAATATTGGAATATCCATAAGTAATACACGTCTAATTCCATTTAATATAGATAAATCTACATCTTTCATTGTAAAACTTATTCTATTTGTTTTTTCATTATAATGAAACATTTATATTATTAGTATAAATTAATCATTTTTTATATAAAACTGTTATATTATTAATAATATTAAAAATGTTCTTATTTTATAGTGATTCTTGTAGTCATTGCACTATGTTAATAGAAACATTAAAAACTTTAGATAAACATAAAATAATTAAACTTATATCTATCGATTATTTAAAATCAAATCAAATTATCTTTGATCATAGAATCACTCACGTTCCTGCAATGTTATTACCTGATATTAATAAAATATTATTTGGTAAAGACGTTTTTGATCATCTATTATTACCAGGTAAAGGCATTTTATTAAATACTTCAAACACTAATCCTTCTAATCCTTCTAATCCTTCTGACCCTTCTGACCCTTCTGGCCCTTCTGGTATTGATTCATTTATTTCACAAAGTTATGAAAATATTGACGAAACTGATCAATATTTAACTGGACCTGTCACTATTTGGGAAAAATTAGATGAAAAAACTGAAAAAATAGAAATTAATAATAAACCTATTGGTAATATTGATACTGAAAAAAGTCATAAGCAATTACCAAGTCTTGCAGAAATACAAAAAATGCGTGAATCTGCACTTCATTAAAAACATAGTTTAGATATAAAGATATTGAATAAATATATTAAGTAAAATGACTACTTATATTTTTAATCAATATTTCTTAACATTTATTAAAACTGTTAAAAAAAATGCTAAACCCTTAAAAGAAAAAAAAGCTATTGCTAGAGATACATTAAATAAAATACACGCTTTTTATAATACTTTTGATAATAAATCTAATGACTATTTAAATTATTATTCTACAATATTTACCGATTTTATTACCAATACACTTGTTGATTGTAATAAAGACGAAATTGAAAAATGGTTTGAAGACAATCAAGATCTTAATATTCTTCAAAATATTCCACTTAAAAATATTAAATTTATTTTAAAAAAAACTACAATTTTACACCAATTTATATTAATTTTTCATTTATTTAAAAATACTGATCTTACAGAAGATAATATTAAAAATATTATGCAAAAACTTAAAGGCATCACCATTGAAGATGATATTATCCCTGAAAAATATAGAAAAATTGTTAATCGTATTGCAGAACTTGCTATTGAAAATAAAACCGGATTTTCTATGGAAGATATTGAAGATACTAGTATTGGTAAATTAGCTAAAGAAATTATGGAAGATGTTGATATTGAAAAAGTTAAAAAATCAATAAATACTGAAGGAGATATATTAGGTGCTTTATCAGATCCTGATAATGGTATTGGTAATTTAATTTCAGATGTTAGTCAAAAAATGGCAACTAAATTAAAAAGTGGCGAACTTAAACAAGATGCATTATTAAAAGATGCACTTAGTATGGCTGGTAAATTACCCGGAATGTCAGGTGGCGGTGGTAGTAATGATGGAACTCCTGATATTGGAAACATTATGAAAATGATGTCAGGTATGATGGGAGGTGGAAATATGCCCTCATCTCGTTCTGTTCAACGTAAAATGGATAAAAAAACTAAATTAAAAAAGAAATTAGATAGTAAAAATAAAGAATGAGTGTTTTTTGGTTAAATGATCCATCTGTATTATTTAAAGAAATACCAGATAATATCACTTTTATTGATAAATTAAATATTATCTTCTTAATTAGTATTCTCATTAGCATTATATTAGTTTTAATTAATAATTTTGAATTATCTTATTTAGCTTTAACCATTATTGTAGGTATTATAACTTTTATCATTTATGAACACAAATATGTTTATAATGTTGAAAATTTTAATTCAAAATGTATTATGTCATCCATTAATAATCCTTTTATGAATCCTAATGTTCTAGATACTAAATATTCAAAACCTTGTGATATTAATAATGCTATTTTAAATAAAAACTTTTATACAAATACATTTAGAGATGTTAATGACTTTTATGAAAGAGGTTTATCTGTTAGACAATTTTATACAGTAGCTGGAAAAACTATCCCAAATGATCGTGATTCACTTGCACAATGGTTATATAATACAAATGATAATAAAAAATCTTGCAAACAAGGTAATGATTCTAGATGCCTTAAAAATATCAATTTAGATAGAGATGATTTAAGATATGTTGGACAATTTTCATCTTAAAAATATTATAATTAACTAATACAAATAAAAAATAAACTATTACAAATAATAAATGTATAATAAAAATTGTGATATTTATAATGATTCTTGTTGGATGGAATCCAAAGATATAAAAAATAAAAATATTGACGATTATATGCACTATAATACTAATTTTATAGAATGTAAAGACCCTAATGTAAGAATGCCCACATATTATACTGATCATATTAATTTAAGACCAGCACCTCATCCAAATGTTGCCAATCATCCTGATAGTTGTCTAATTGATCAAGAAAGTCAATTAAGAAATGATAAAACAAAACAAACACGTGATCGTTGCAATATACAATTATTTCATAGAATGTTTCAAGCTTGTCCTAATTTACGTCCTGGTGTTGGAGATCCTGATAAAGAATTAGACGTTTTATCTGGTTCCAGTAGCTCACATATTTATGATAAATGTAATGAAAAAATAATGGAAAAACAAACATATCACCCTATTCCAATGTTAGATTGTGTTGCAGAAATACAACATCCTGAACATATTGTTCCACAATGGATTCGTGGTGGCGAAGATACACGTAATTATATTAATCGTAAAAGATTTCTTGAAAAATGTAATTAATTTTTTATACTTTAATTGTTATTTTTTTGCTTGATACAAAGTATTTATTCATTGGATCTTTCTTTTCTTTTAAATTCTACTATATTACATATATTATATCATAATTCACTTAATTTACTATAATTCACTTAATTCACTTAATTTACTATAATTCACTTAATTTACTATAATTCACTTAATTTACTATAATTCACTTAATTTACTATAATTCACTTAATTTACTATAATTCACTTAATTTACTTAATTCACTTAATTTACTATAATTCACTTAATTTACTATAATTCACTTAATTTACTTGATTTACTTGATTTACTATAATTAACTATAATTCACTTAATTTACTTGATTTACTATAATTCACTTAATTTACTTGATTTACTTGATTTACTATAATTCACTTAATTTACTTGATTTACTATAATTTACTATAATTCACTTGATTTACTTGATTTACTATAATTCACTTAATTTACTATAATTTACTATAATTCACTTAATTTACTATAATTTACTATAATTCACTTAATTTACTTAATTTACTATAATTCACTTAATTTACTATAATTCACTTAATTTACTATAATTCACTTAATTTACTATAATTCACTTAATTTACTATAATTCACTTGATTTACTATAATTCACTTAATTTACTATAATTCACTTAATTTACTATAATTCACTTAATTTACTATAATTCACTTGATTTACTTGATTTACTTGATTTACTTGATTTACTTGATTCACTTGATTTACTTGATTCACTTAATTTACTTGATTCACTTGATTTTAATTTTATTATTGTTTTCTTTATACAATACTTATCTTCCATTTCTTCATTATTATAACTTATTTCTAATTCAATTAGTGATATATTTTTATCTGTATATTTTCTTGATATATTTCTTTTTAGTGTTAATACACAATTTCTTGGTAATATAATTTCATCTTCTGAAATAACTGCTATTTTAGAATTATCAATATAAGGAACACCTTTACATAATTTAATTTTATATAAAACTTTTGATGCAAAATTATTTGCAATTTCTTCATCTTTTGATAAAGATATAAAATCATTAATTTTTATAGATTTATTTCTTGAAAAATCATATTCTTTTGACATACCTCTAAATAAAAAAAATTCGGATTTTCTTTTATTTACAATTGAATAATGCAAAAACATTTCATCAAAAATATTTGTTTGTTTTTTACCAAAATTTTTAATATGTTTTTTTATATTATTATCATCCAATATAAAATATTTTTCTTCTAATTCTTCAAAATATAAAGGATATATTACTTTATCGTTATGATCTTGATAATTATGTGTTAATCGTAAATATAAAAAATAGTTTTTATTATTAAATTCAAAATAAACTAATAATTCATTTGTATGTGTTGAATTATCATAATCAAAATATTCTTTAAAAGGTATTATTTTTTTTACACTTATATTTTTATTATTTATTGAGCATTTTATTAAATCATATAGATTTTCATTTATATACGAATCTATCAAATAATTAATATCAATTGATTTAATTATATTTTTATAATATGTATCACCATCTATTATATTAAATTCATTTTTAGATTCTATAATTTTAATATTAAAATTTTTTTTTAATTCTTCTGCAGATTTAAATGATTTATATTTTAAATCTAAATTTATTTCATTAATTGTAGTTTTCATATAATTATAAAAAGCGGTATAAAATGCTAAAGCTATTTTATATTTTCTATTTGAATCTTCAAATATATCATATGTTTTTAAACTTTTTAAATTTAATGAAGAAGTAGGATTTATATCGACTAATCCTATATTTATATCTTCATCCGCAAATAAAACATTTAAATCATCTTTTTTAATTAAAAAATCTACATTTTCTTCTTTTATTTCTAGTATAAAATGTCTATTTTTTAAATTATTTTGTAATTTTGATATTTTTTTTTCTTCAAATACAAATTTATTATTATTTATTAAAGGTAAATTTATATATTTAGTTTTATTAGATAACGTTTCTTTTTTTAATAAAATATTATTTATTTTTTTACATTTTACATATTTTATATTTTTTAATATTAAATTAATATCATAACCTGTTAATTTATTATCATATTCTAATATTATATTTGTATCTTTTAATAACAACCATTGATCATAATCAATTTCTTTTTGTTCTATAATATCAAATACTTTTTTAACAGTTTGTAATGGTTTAATTAATTTTTTTATAGGTTTTGGCAATGGAATTAATTTTTTTAAAGGTTTTAGTAATGGAACTATTTTTTTTGTAGGTCTTGGCAATGGAATTAATGTTTTTTTTGTAGGTCTTGGCAATGGAACTAATGTTTTTTTTACACTAATAGATAATATTTTTTTATATTTTTTTAATAATATTTTAAGTCTATTTAATGCTTCTTTTGCATCACATCTTTTATCTGGATCAATATGTATCATAGGAATAATAACAGTTTTTATAAAATCATTATAATATTTATTATTATTAATTTTTTTTATATGATAGATAATTTCAATAAATGTCATTCCTAATGAATATACATCAATCTTTGATACATATTCTTTATTAAATTTTTCTTTAAATAAATCTTTATTTTGTAAAGATTTTTTAATTAGTTTATCAATTTCTGTAGGAATATCTATAAATTGAGACATAAAATGTATATAAGATTTTTTATTGTATAAATCATAATTACATAGTATACTTTGACTATTAATATTAAAGTTATGTAAAATTAATTTTGAATATATTTTAAATTCTGGTGGAAAATAAGGATATGAATGTTGCAATAAATAATCATTTTCAATTGTACCAATTTTATTATAAGTCGTTAATAAACCAAAATCAATAATATATAACTTATTTAATTCAGAATTATATAAAATATTAGATGGTTTTATATCACAATGTATTAATTTTTGATCATTAAGAACAACTAAACCTTTTAATAATGGTAAAAATAATTCTATAAGATCATCAATATAAATATTATTTAAATTATTATTAATTAATTTAACTAAATCTATTCCTCCATTATTATAAATTAATTGATGAATATTAGTTGCTTCTTTTAAATCAATTAAATTACATTTATTAATATCATCATTTTCTTCAATATTTTGTATGTTAACAATACAATCACCAAAATAACGAACAGACCATTTACCTTCTTTATCTAATTTATGTATTTGCTCTGCTAATTCTTTTTCTTCTTCCATTGTAGCTTTATTTTGAAATATTTTACCAATTTGTGATTTATTTGTTTTTTTTTTACATTTTAATGGTGGTGTAAATACACAACCATAAGTTCCTTCTGCAATATAAGACATTTATTACATTAGTCGAAAAAAATAAATACAATTAAAAAATATTTAAGTATTTATATTTAAAATAATTAATATTTTGATATATAAATAAATTATATACAAATAAACCTTTATTTAATTAAACTATATAAAAACTTAATTAAAACAATTAAATACAACTAAGATGGCTGAAACCTTTTCATTTGATACTGATATTTCAGCACTTTTAAAACTTATTATTAATAATTTTTATTCTAATAAAGATATATTTTTAAGAGAACTTATTTCAAATGCTAGTGATAGTATAGATAAATATAATCACTTTTGTATTATTAACAAACCCGAAAATAAAGTAGATAATTGTATTACACTTCTACCTGATAAAGAAAAAAAAACACTTCATATTATCGACACTGGTATTGGTATGAATAAAGAAGAACTTATTAAAAATATTGGAACAATTGCTAATTCAGGAACTAAAGCATTTATGGAAAAAGTTAAAGATAGCAACTTAATTGGTCAATTTGGTGTAGGTTTTTATTCAGGATTCTTAGTATCAAACGAAATTTCTATTATTACAAAAAAAGCAGATTCAGGATATTTTAAATGGACTTCCGATGCTGGAGGACAATATGTTATTGAAGAACTCACTCAAGATAATCTTAAAGAACATATTCATCCTGATTATAATCTTACACAAGGAACTATTATCAAATGTTCTTTATTAGATGAAGTTACAGATAAATATACTGATATTAATAAATTAAAAGATATTGTTAAAGAACATTCACAATATATTAATTATCCTATAAAGGTTTTTATAAAAAAAGAAGAAACAAAAGAAGTTGAAGATGAAGAAGCTTCTTTAGAAGAAGATGTTTCAGTTACCGAAGGTTCTTCTAATATTGATTCATCAAATTTAAATGATGTTACAATTGAAGATGTTGAAGAAAAACCTAAGAAAATGAAGAAAATTACGGAAACAATCAAAGAATTTCAATTAATAAATGAAACTAAACCAATTTGGACACAATCAAGTAATGAAATTACTGAAGATGATTATAATGGATTTTATAAATCATTATCAAATGATAATGAAAAACCTTATACATATAAACATATTAGTGGTGAAGGACAAATAGAATATAAAGGTATTTTATATTTACCTAAAAAAATTAAGAATAATGTATTTGAAAGAGGTGTAAAACAAAATAATATTAAATTATATGTTCGTAAAGTTTTTGTTAGTGATAATAGCGCAGTATTATGTCCTGAATGGCTTCATTTCATTTCAGGTGTTATCGATACTGATGATCTACCTCTCAATGTTTCACGTGAAATTTTACAAGAAAATAAAGTTATTAAAGTTATTAAGAAAGCAGTGGTTAAGAAAAGTATTGATATGTTAAAATCCGCTATGAATGATATGGATAATTATCTTAAAATCTATAAAACTTATCAGAAAAATATTAAACTTGGAGTTTATGAAGAAAGCGGAGATCGCGAACGAGTATCAGATCTTTTAATGTTTTATTCTGCTAATTCACCCGATAAAATGATCACATTTGATGATTATATCACCGCAATGAACGAAAATCAAAAACATATATATTATATCTCTGGTGATAATATGGATATACTTAAAACATCTCCATTCTTAGATCGCTTTAAGAAAAATGATCTTGATGTTCTATTTATGACCGACCCTGTTGATGAATATATGTGTCAAAGACTTATGCAATATAAAGAATGCACTTTAACTTGTATCACTAAAGGAGATATTGAATTACCCAATACTACAGATGCCGATAAAGAATTAATGAAAAAACAAAAAGAAGATTATAACACACTTTGCGATTATATTAAACGCACTTATACTAATTTTAGTGATGTTAAAATTACAAATAAAGTTGCAGAATTACCTTGTATTGTTTCTTCACCTGAAAATGGATTTTCAGCTAATATGGAGAAAATAATTAAATCACAAACATTAGGACAAACTAATAATACTAATGGTATGTTAAATAAAAGAGTTTTAGAAATAAATCCTTTACATCCTATTATTAAGAAAATTAAAAATATTAATGATACTGACGAATATAAATCTTTAAGAGATTTATTAGATCTTGTTATTAATAGTGCTTTACTTTATTCAGGTTATCAAATTATTAAACCTGTCGATTTCTCTAAAAAAGTTCTTAATGTTGTTATGCTTGGTATGGAAATTACTGATGAAGAAGAAGAAATTATTGAACCTATTAAATCCAAAGATCCTTTCAATGAAGTTGAAACAATTGATATGACTAATGTTGATTAAATAATATTTTATAATAAGAAAATAAGAAAATATGAAAAATGTTATCTTATTATTAGTTTTTATTGGAATCTTAGTTATAGTTCAAGGCTATTATGAAAATAAGATTAGTTCCGTTAAAAAACAAAAGACTATTACTAAATATGTACCTTTACACACATATGAAGGAAAAATGAATGGAGCTGAATCAATTGATAATCAATTTAAAAGTTCTTATGAGAAAATTATAAATACAAATAATAAAAATGTATAAACTATTCACATCTACACCTATTGAATTTAAAAAACACTGTGTTACATTTAATAACAATAAACAAGAAGAATTAAATACTCTTCTCAATTTACGTGATTCATATATTACAAATATATCATCCAAAAGACTAGATTATGATACTCAATATGATGATTATTTAACTAAATACTTAAATACAAATGATTATATTGAAAAAGTTAATTTATTTAAAACATTTTATCCAATTAAAAAACCTGAATTCGATATTTATACTTACCAAAATTATTTTGAGTTAAAAGAACTAAAAGCAACAAGTGAAACTAATGAATCAGATGAAAATTAATTCTAAATTTGAATTTCAATTTATTCCTTTTATTTTATCATTTATCGTTGGTGTCATTTATATTGTTATTACTAACAATACGAAAGAAAAAATAGTTAAAACACCTACACCATTCTCTAAAAATCTTTATTCAGATTTTGATGGTGAATGTTATAGGGTTGATGTTGTTGAAGCACAATGTCAAGGGACTGAACAAGAATTCAATCTTGCTATTTAATTTTTTAAATTATTTTTTTTTAATTAGAATATGCTAATCCACCCATACCACTTAATATACGAAGCACATTAAAATTTACTGCATATATATACAATAATCCTGATTCTTTACTATTTATTTGCAACTGGGCTGTATCAATACGAGACATATTTAATGTTCCTGATGGTTGATGTTCTTCCGGTTTTAATGCAAATGAATATAAATTAATACCTTTATTATTCGGTATATTTGTATGATGTTGATATGGTTGTACCAATGAAAAATATTCACCTGTTCTTTCTGCAAAACGATCATTTCCGTTTAATTGCAGTTTAGCCGTTGAAATTAAATTCTCTTTATTTTCATTATTATTTGTTGCATTTGTAAAATTATTCCAATTGATATTAGAACCATTATTTCCTTCTGGTCTTATAAACCATACAAGTTCTTTACAAGGATGATTGAAATTTAAACGTGATGATTTTATTGTTCCTGATGTTATACTTTCTTCTCCCGTAAATTGCAATTGTTCTATAAGATATTCGTGTGATAATTGTGCAAATCTTTTACGTTCATCTGTATCTAAGAAAATATAATCAACCCACAAAGTTGCACCAAATGATTCAAAATTATTTACATTATTTTCTATTGTAGTTGTAGTTCCATATATTATATCATCTGTATTTGTTGCTCTAATATCAGACATTGAATTAAATTCAATATTAACTTTTACTTCGTGATATTGTAAAGCTATTAAAGGTAATGCTAAACCTACATTACGACAAAACCAAAATTCAAGAGGTATATATAATTCTTCTGTTTTATTTTCTAATTTAATTGATCTATTTTCTTTATTACCACCAACCATTGAATAATATCCTTCCTTTTTTCCTTCATCTATTGTAAGTTCATTCCATATATACATCCATTCACCATATTGTTTATCAATACGTTGTCCTCCTATTTCTAATTCTACGTGTTTTATCATTTTATATCCATAAAATGGTTGAAGATATATTGGATTTGAATCTACTTTTACTAACACTTGTAAATATAATTTATGAATTAAATCACCATTACGAGATATCTGACAAGTAATACGATTCCCTAATTCTGCATTACCATTAAATGTTTGTTGTATTGATTCTAATGAAAAATTAGTATGACGACGATAAACTGTTTTAAAAAAAGTTATTTGAGGATTTCCAGTAAGATAAACATCTTGAGCACCATAAGCTACTAGTTGTAATAAACCACCACCCATTTATTTAAAAATATATATTTATTTATAATATATTCATTTATGATTATGATATTTTACTATATTTAAAAATTAAAATATTATAAAATTAAAATGCTATTTAATCATAATTTTAAAAAACCTAATATGTGTTTTATAATACCTGATAAACAATGGTATTATAATGAAGATATGCTTATTACTAAACAATCTAATATTGAACAAATATTTATCAATGGTATTGAAAATACTTTATTATTATCTTCTATTTTTATTTGTTATTCAGTTATAACAGGTAATCATTCCTATTTTGTTAATAAATTAAATAAATTATCATCTAAACTTATGAATTTTAATAATTATTACTTTCAATGTGCTTTAACTAGTTCAATTATTTCATTATTTTTAGGGGTTAATACCGCATTAGGATATCCTAATATGATAAATAAAAAGAAATAAGTTATTATATATTTAGTTAGAATACGCAAGACCACCCATACCACTGAGGATACGGAGGACGTTGTAGGAATGAGCATAGATTTTGACTTCACCTGTTGCTTCTGAAATATCAGATATCTTAAGTTGAGCAGTATCAATACGAGACATATTTAATGTTCCGGATGGTTGATGTTCTTCTGGTTTTAATGCAAAAGAATATACATTGATATTGCAACCACTGTCTGGGATATTGGTATGATGTTGATAAGGTTGAACGTGAGTAAAATACTTTGTATCACGTTCCGCAAAACGATCATTACCGTTAAGCATGAGTTTAGTTTTTCCTAATACTTTTTTAGTCGTTTCTTGCCATATTAATTCTTTAACCGGATGATTGAAAGATAATTTAGCAGAAAGATTAGAGCTATTTATTGATTCTCCACCTGTGAATTGCACTTGTTCAATAAGGTATTCGTGAGATAATTGAGCAAAACGACGACGTTCGTCAGTATCTAAGAAGATGTAATCAGCCCATAAGGTGGCATCAGAGAAACCTGTAGAACTAAATTCAATATTGATTTTAACTTCGTGATATTGTAAAGCAATTAGCGGTAATGCTAAACCAATATTACGGCAGAACCAGAATTCAAGAGGAACATATGCTTTGGTATTCGGAATGGGGTCAATATTAGAAGTTGCTTTTATCATTTCATTATAACCATCTTCTTTTCCTGCAGGTAAAGTAAGTTCGTTCCAGATTTTCATCCAATCTCCGTATTGGCGATCTATTAATTGACCTCCAATTTCAACTTCTACTTTGGCAATACAGTCACGACCATCTGTTAAATGATCATCTGATGGATTTGTAAAAACTACATATAATTTATGAACTAAATCACCATTACGTGAGATTTGGCAAGTTACACGTTTTCCAATACCAGGGGTTCCGTTAAAAGTTTGTTGTATAGACTCAATAGAGAAGTTAGTATGACGACGATAAACTACTTTGAAGAAAGTGATCTGAGGGTTGCCTGTAAGATAGACATCTTGGGCACCATAAGCTACAAGTTGAAGTAGACCTCCACCCATTTTTAATATAAGCTAAGAAAATAATTTTTTATATATTAGATTTATTTTTACTAATATTTTATATAAAAATAATTTGAATGTTGATTTAGTTAGAATACGCAAGACCACCCATACCACTGAGAATACGGAGAACGTTATAGGAATGAGCATAGATCTTGACCTCACCCGCACCTTCACTAAAAGAACTAAGTTTAAGTTGAGCAGTATCAATACGAGACATATTAAGTGTTCCAGATGGTTGATGTTCTTCCGGTTTTAATCCGAAAGAATATACATTGATCCATTTATTTTGTGCTGGGATATTGGTATGATGTTGATAGGGTTGAACGTGAGTAAAATACATAGCATCACGCTCGGCAAAACGATCATTACCGTTAAGCATAAGTTTTGCTTTACCAGTTGATTTATGAGTAGTTCCATCACTATCTGTTCTTTGCCATATAAGTTCTTTAACCGGATGATTAAATGAAAGTTTGGCACTAAGAGTAGTATCACTACTGCTTAAACTTTCACCACCCGTGAATTGCACTTGTTCAATAAGGTATTCGTGAGATAATTGAGCAAAACGACGACGTTCATCAGTATCTAAGAAGATGTAATCAGCCCATAAGGTGGCATCAGAGAAACCTGTAGAAGTAAATTCAATATTGATTTTAACTTCGTGATATTGTAAAGCAATTAGCGGTAATGCTAAACCAATATTACGGCAGAACCAGAATTCAAGAGGAACATATGCAGCTGTAGAAGCTGTTCCATCTATCATATAATCATAACCATCTTTCTTTCCTTTTGGTAAAGTAAGTTCATTCCAGATTGTCATCCAATCGCCATATTGACGATCAATTAATTGACCACCAATTTCTACTTCTACTTTTTTAATGCATTTACGAGCATCATCTACATTAACTGTATCAAAAACTACATATAATTTATGAACTAAATCACCATTACGGGAGATTTGGCAGGTTACACGATTATTTGCACTAGCATTTCCGTTAAAGGTTTGTTGTATAGACTCAATAGAGAAATTAGTATGACGACGATAAACTACTTTGAAGAAAGTTATTTGAGGGTTGCCAGTAAGATAGACATCTTGGGCACCATAAGCTACAAGTTGAAGAAGACCTCCACCCATTTTGTATTTATTATTAATACAGAAAAAAAATAATTTGTTAATATATTTAGTTAGAATAAGCAAGACCACCCATTCCACTAAGAATACGAAGCACATTGTAATTCACAGCATACATATTAAGAGTTCCTGCAGCAGAACCAGAAGCAGTTCCGACAATAGCAGTTGCTGTATCAATACGAGACATATTAAGAGTTCCAGATGGTTGGTGTTCTTCCGGTTTTAATGCAAAAGAATATACGTGGATATTTGTTCCATCAGGAATATTTTCGTGGTGTTGATAAGGTTGAACGTGTGTGAAATATTTGGCATCACGCTTAGCAAAACGATCATTACCGTTAAGTTGAAGTTGGAAATCTGTAGTTGGTAAATTACTGAAATCAGTATCAGTAGCTTCTCTATTAACCCATACTAATTCTTTAACAGGGTGATTAAATGAAAGTTTGGATTTTGTTGTTGTAGCACCTGCTGCAATTGATTCACCACCAGTAAATTGAACTTGTTCAATAAGGTATTCATGGGATAATTGGGCAAAACGACGACGTTCGTCAGTATCTAAGAAGATATAATCAGCCCATAATTCTACATTTGAAACAGTTGCACCGTCACCAAGTGCTGTTTTTGAACCTAATGTAAGATTGATTTTAACTTCGTGATATTGTAAAGCAATTAATGGTAATGCTAAACCAATATTACGGCAAAACCAGAACTCAAGAGGAACATATACTGTGTTTACATTTGTATCACCACCATTATAATTAACCATTGTTTTAAAACCAGTTTCTTTACCTTTAGGAAGTGTAAGTTCATTCCAGATATTCATCCATTCACCATATTGACGATCAATCATTTGACCACCAATTTCAACTTCTACTTGTTCAATGAGTTTATGTCCAACCTTTTTAACACTATTAGTTCCTGCTTTCACTTTAGCTTGTAAGTATAACTTATGAACTAAATCACCATTACGGGAGATTTGGCAAGTTACACGCTGACCTAAGGTAGCATTTCCATTAAAGGTTTGTTGAATTGACTCAATAGAGAAGTTAGTATGACGACGATAAACTACTTTGAAGAAAGTTATTTGAGGGTTGCCAGTAAGATATACATCTTGGGCACCATAAGCTACAAGTTGAAGAAGACCTCCACCCATTTTATCTTTATTATTAGATAAGATAAAAAAATATTTGTTAAATAATTTATATTCTTAAATTATAATAATTATGTTTAAAATTACTGAATATTTTTCGTTTTATGTTTTATTATGGTATTTCTTATATATGTTAAATATTATACCTTTTAATCCTATTATTAGTTTCTATTTAATTTTATCATTTGTATCTTGGTTAATATGTTATATGATTTATCTTAAAATATCTACAAAAAAAATATTATATTTTATTTTAATTGGAGTTATTTTTGCAAAAATAATACCAATTTTAACATTGAAACATGTTTTTAATCCTATTGATCTTGTATTTGGTTATTCAATGTTTTTTATTTATTATATTATACTATATTATACAAAAAATGTTGAACCTATTCAACATTACTTAAACTTTGTTATATATTTACAAAAATTACCAAATAATCTTTCAATTTTAGATTTAATTAAAAATTTAATTAGAATAAGCTAAACCACCCATACCACTTAAAATACGTAAAACATTATAATTAACACCCCATACCCTTATTGTTCCTCCTTTTTTAGGTTTTACTACAAGTTTTGCAGTATCTATTCTTGACATATTTAATGTTCCTGATGGTTGATGTTCTTCCGGTTTTAATGCAAATGAATATACATTAATACCCGCATTACTTGGTATATTTGTGTGATGTTGATATGGTTGGACCAATGAAAAATAATCTCCATTTCTTTTTGCAAAACGATCATTTCCATTTAATTGTAAATTAGCTGAAGAAATTGAATTATTTCCATCTGGATCTATACCAAATAAGGTATTTTGAAGTAATGAATTTGAATTATTACCAAATCTATCGATTGCTTCACTATTAGAATCTGCAAATACTGTAGAATCCGTATAATTATACCATTGATTTTCTAAATTTGCTTTATCAGTATCATTAATAGTCCATATAATTTCTTTTACAGGGTGATTCATAACTAAAGATACACTTTGTTCATTTGTTCCACTAACTGTATTTTCATTCATTTGTACTTGTTCTATTAAATATTCGTGTGATAATTGAGCAAATCTTTTACGTTCATCTGTATCTAAAAATACATAATCACACCAAATCGTTGCATTCTTAATTGATTTTCTATTAACTGTTCCAGTTGTATTTTTAACATACGCAGTTCCATTATAAGTGCAATTATCAAAAGATTCTATTTCTATATTTATTTTTACTTCGTGATATTGAAGAGCAATTAATGGTAATGCTAAACCTATATTACGACAAAACCAAAATTCTAAAGGAATATATATTTTATTATCTTTAAAACTTGTCATATCAGAATCTGCACCAATCATTTCTTGATAACCATCCATTTTTCCAATAGGTAATGATAATTCATTCCAAATATACATCCAATGTGAATATTGTTTATCAATCTTTTGACCACCAATTTCAACTTCAACTGATTTTAATAAACGATGACCAATAAAATTAACATAACGATCTAAATCTTGTGTAAGAATATTAACAATACTATTTCCATCATATAATTTTTCTAATTCTACTTCTACATACATTTTATGCACTAAATCACCATTGCGAGATATTTGACACGATACACGATTTCCCCAATCAAAATTACCATTAATAGATTGTTGTATAGATTCTAATGAAAAATTAGTATGACGACGATATACAACCTTAAAAAAAGTAATTTGAGGATTTCCAGTTAAATAAACATCTTGCGCACCATAAGCAACTAATTGTAATAATCCACCTCCCATTTATTAATTAAGCATATAAAAAATTAACTTGCAAAAAGTATTTAAATATGATGAAAGAAAGATGTAGTAAGAAAAGAATACACGTAGTAGATAATACAAAAGAAATTTCAACATTAGACGATATTCATATTAATAGTATAAAAAAATTTGAAATTAAAAATAAAAGAATTGAGGAAATTACAAAACAAATAAAAGAATTGAATATAATTGCAATGAGTGATATACCTTGGTTATCCAATGTAGAAATTAGGGAAAAAATAAAAGATTATAATAGTGAATTGGATAATCTTAATGAACAAAATGAACTTGATTATTATGAAAATGTCGGTGAAATATTATTTAATTATTATGACATTGTTAATCAAAATGCTAATGTTAAAAAAATAAATCCTAAAAAATATACTATCCTTGAAGCACTTAATATTCAAACAGATGATTGTGATTCAAACATAGATAAATGCGAATATAAAGATAAATCAAAATTAGTTAATGAATATTTAGCTATAACAGATAATAAATATATTAACCATATTGATGGAGAATTTACAAATTCTAAATGTATAAATTGTAATAACGAAATGACTAATTTAGTTCAAGAAGCTTTAATTGTATGTTTAAAATGTGGATATCAAGATGTTTTATTAGCAGAACAAAATAGACCTATAATGTTATATGATAAAAAAGACGGTATTCATTATAGTTACAAACGAATTAATCATTTTAGAGAATGGATATCACAAATACAAGGTAAAGAAAGCACTGATATACCAAATGAAGTATTTGAAAAAATACTTAATGAATTAAAAAAAGAAAAAATAACAGATACGACTAAATTAAATCCAAAGTTTATGAGAACAATATTAAAAAAATTAAGAACACATAAATATTATGAACATACTGCATATATTATTAATAGAATTAATGGTATTCCACCACCTCAATTTTCACCAGAATTAGAACAAAATTTATCTAATATGTTTATGCAAACTCAACCATTATTTATTAAATATGCACCCGCAAATAGATTAAATTTTATTTCATATTCTTATATTTTACATAAATTCTTTTTAATTTTAGATATGCCCGAATACCTTGCACTATTTCCATTATTAAAAAGTAGGCAAAAAATTGCACAAAATGAAGAAGTATTTAAGAAAATTTGTAAAGAATTGAAATGGACTTGGATTCCTAGTATTTAAAAATGTCTCTATTATTATTATTAATCAATGTATATTATATTTGACACTGAAACAACTGGTTTAATACCAAAAGATTCTTCTAATAATTTTTATTCTTATAAAAATACAGTAAAATATGATAATTCAAGAATGATTCAAATTAGTTATGAAATCCTAGATTATAATTTAAATATTATTGTTTCTAGAAACTTTTATATTAATGAAGTAGATGTTATTCAAAACTCACAATTTCATAATATTACAAAAGAATTATTAGAAAATGAAGGTGTTACTATAAATGATTTTTGTACTATATTTGAAAAAGATCTTCTTCAATGTAATTGTATGATAGCACATAATTTACAATTTGATTATTGTATTCTATTAAGCGAACTTTATAGATTCGGTTTTATTGATATTATTAATAAAATTAATAATATGAAGTTTTGTTGTTCTATGAGAAAAACTAAACACTTTGTATGTAAAAATAACAAATTTCCTAAATTATTAGAATTATATAATTATGCAAATTCTTCACAACTTCAATCATTACCTAATGCACATAATGCTATGAATGATGTTATTTACCTGCGAACAGCTTTAATTAAATTAAGAGAAAATAATGTATTTGATATATTTATGTGCGAATAATTTTATATATCAATTATATTTTTCATTAAATAATATTATGACCGATAAACTTAATGTTTTGGTTGAAAACAAAAATGAATATTTAGAACATCTTTTAGATATTTCTACTATACCTATATGTAAATTCTTTGTTAATATTTCAAATAATTGCATTTCATTAAAAGAATTTCAAAATGAATTAGTCCTTTTAACTAAATGGTCTAAACAAAAACAAGATGCTAAAATGAATACCATCCATAAATTAATTGAAGAAGACAACGCTACCCCACAATATATGTTAAAAATATTATCAGAAATTATTTCTAAAAGTATTAAAATAAAAATTATTGAAAATAAATCTAAAATTAAATCAATTAAAGTATATATTCCCGAATGGTTCGAGTTTTTATATAAAGTATGTCTCTTATGTTCTAATGAATTTTGGAAAAATCCTTTATTATTTTATAAAAAAGTTACATCTATTGAAAAACAAAATAACATTAATTCTATTGAAAAAATAACTAAAATATGTATTAAAAATGCTTTAAGATCATTTGTTCCTTTACATAAAATTATAAATGAATTATCCACAGTCACAGTAGGTGGTGAAATTAATATTACAAATGAAAATTCTCAAGATCACCAACATTCTCAAGAATCTGAAGAATCTGATAATGATATTCAAGAATATGAACAACCTGGAAATACTATAGATTCACAAGAATCTGAAGAATCTGAAGAATCTGAAGAATCTGAAGAATCTGAAGAATCTGATAATGATATTCAAGAATATGAACAACCTGGAAATACTATAGATTCACAAGAATCTGATAATGATATTCAAGAATATGAACAACCTGGAAATACTATAGATTCACAAGAATCTGAAGAATCTGATAATGATATTCAAGAATATGAACAACCTGGAAATACTATAGATTCACAAGA